CAAGAAATCTACTTAGAAAGAATGAAAAACAAGAGGATATTTTATCTTCTTATATGTTATATCTAGATAGAATTTCTAGATGTATTGAACTTTCAGACGCTAGATTAAAAGAAATTGATGAAAAAGGTACTTTCAAGTCAGATGATGAGATTGGTTTTTTCTTTGATCAGGTTACACAAATACAAGGAGTTTTAAATGAATTCCAAGTACAGGAAATTAAAGAAACAGACAATGGCTAGAGTAAAAAGAAGAAGACCTAAACAGAAAAGAAATTATTTTACTCAAGAAGCTGAGGATGCTATCTTACTGTTTAATAAAACTGATAATGCTGATGAAAGAAGTAGATTATATACTAAATATATCCATTATCCTTTTTTTAAGTTAACTCAAAATATTATTCATACTTTTAAGTTTTATCACACAGAAGTAGAAGATTTAGAACATTTACAGCATGAAATAGAGGTTTTTCTATTAGGAAAACTTCATTTATACCACCACAGTAAAAGTATTGATGATAGACTGCATAGAATTATAGTTAGAAAATATCAATATGGAAATTATGAGAATTATCTAAAGGACTATAAAGATGAATTAATAAATAATATAGAAGTAGATCCTGGTCCTCAACTAACTCAAGATGAATTTATTTTAATGCTTGAAAGAAAAGCAGCATTTGCTGAAAAGTATGGGATATTTAAAAAAGGAACATTTCTTGAATTTACTAAGAATAGTGATAAAATAACTCAAGAACAAATAAATACATTTATTGAAGATTATAAGGATATTTTAGATGAAGAATGTTTTGGTAAATTAAAAAAACTAACTCCACCTAAAGCTTACTCATATTTTGGAACAATTACTAAACGATGGTTAATTAATTATTGTAATGGTAATTATGGTAAAAAAATTAAGAAAGATACTATTGAAGACTTAGCCCAAGATATCTCTCATTCTTATGGGTTGGATGAGGTTATAACTCCTAATGATAGATTATCTAATTTTATAGATGATTATGTAGAGCATATTACTAATAACATTTATAATATATTTCCTAAATCTAATGATGCTAAAGTAGCAGATGCTGTTTTAGAGTTATTTAGAAAAAGATCTGACATTGATATCTTTAGTAAGAAAGCATTATATCTTCACATACGTGAACTAGGTGATTTTAAAACACCTAAAATTACTAAGGTATCTAATAGATTAAGTAATATATTTAAAGATAATTATACATTTTATTTAGAAAATGGGTATGTTAATTTTAAAACCCATTAAATCATAAATATTTATAACAAAATTATTTATTATTATGAGTAATCTTGATAAAAAAGTATTTGGTAAAAAAAAATTCTCTGATCTTTTATCTGAAATATATGAAAATCAGAAACGGAAAGAAACCCAAATCTCAGCCTTAATACAAGAATTAAAACCTTTAATTAATGATATTGGAGATGCCACTTTAATAGTACCTCTTATTAAAGAATATATGGATTTAGGTATTAAAAATGATGAACAACTTATTAAAATGTCTACTATTATTCAAAGAGCTTTAAATACGGGAACTAGTGAAGATGGAAGTTTTGGTTTAACTGAGAATGAAAAGAAACAGTTATTCCAAGAAATAGAAAATTTTAACGGAGGGAAAGATGATAAATAGAACTGGTATATCTAGTATTAATAGAAATTCTAGAAATAGTGGAAAATCTAATTTAGGATCATCTAACAACTCAGTTATTGGAAGAGTTACAGATATCATTTTAAATGAAAATCATCCTGAATTTAAAAATCTTGGAGAGTTTAATAGTATAGGAACTGTATTTTTTGAAGTTGTAGATTCTACCAATACTGGAACTCAAAAATATGCTAAACCAGCCTATCCTGGGTTTAAATCTTTTCCAATAATTGGGGAATTAATACTTTGTTTTTCAGCTGCGGTTCCTATAACAGATAGTACTCTTAGTAATAAAAAAGAATTTTATTATACAAATACGCTTAATTTATGGAATAGTCCTCATCATAATATATCTCCAAATCCTAGGATAAATATTAATTCTTCCTTAGATAATATAACATATCAACAATCTGAAGCAGGTTTATCAAGAAACCCTTCAATTTTAGAAAACTCTTTTGATTTAAACTCTCTATCAAACCCAACACAAAATATATTTCTTGAAAGATCTAATATTCATCCATTAATGCCTTTTGTAGGTGATATTATATATGAAGGTAGATTTGGTCAAAGTTTAAGACTAGGATCAACTTCACCATCAAAAGGAGAATATGAAAATAAATGGTCATCTGTTGGTACTGATGGAGATCCTATTACTATTTTAAGAAATGGACAACCGGCTAATTCATCTAATACTGGATATATTCCTATAACAGAAAATATAAATTCAGATTTATCTAGTATATATCTAACATCATATCAAAAACTAAATAATTTTAATGCTGCTAGTAAAGAATTATATAATTCTTATACAGTTAAACCTATAGCTCCAAGCCAATATACTAATCCTCAAATATTATTAAATTCTGATAGAATTGTAATTAATGCTAAAAAAGATAGTATATTATTAAGTTCTCAAAAATCTATAGGTTTATCTACTATTGGGAGTGTAAATATAGATGCTAAAGAGCATTATATTAGTTCTAATGATATTAAATTAGGATCTATAAGAGCTACTCAACCAGTTTTATTGGGTGATGATACTATTGAAGTTATAAAACAATTAGTAGGAGCTGTTAAAGACTTAGCTTCTATACTTCAAGTCCAACAAGATTGGCCTAATGGTGAGCTTAAAACATCCTTTAATGTCATAGCTGGAAATGTAGTAGAACAAATTGATAATGCTAATGGTATTTTATCTCAATTAAATAATGGTAGTCTTAAATCTAGAACTACAAAAGTACAATAATGGCTAAACAACCTATATATAGATATTCTGATCAAACTGAGGTAACATTTGTTAGAAGTCTTGGAGGAGATTTAACAGCTGTACTAATTCCTGGTGAAACTTTAAAGGATGGTAACACTACAATTTATAGAAAAGGATTAAAGTATTATGGACCTACATCTAATGATGATTATGATTATCAATTAGATTATGTATTTAGTCCCTATGTTAGTCTTAGGGAAAAATTAAAGTTATCACCTTCAACTTTTATAAAAGTTAGTAACCCACCAACAGATGATAATCCATTTTCCTCAACTTCTAATAATCTATCAAATAATGAAGGTCAAATAGAACCCCCACCTGGATTTGAAAATATTCCAGCTGTTGAAGCTGTTGGGCAACGTTTAACCGCACCTCAACCAAATCCTGAAAGTCAATCTAAGTTACCTTTAAAAAGAGTTTTAAGTTTACTTAATATTGATCTTGATCAAATATTAAAGGAACAAAAAGAAAAAGCAAAAACTGAAGTATTAGAAACATTAGATGATAAAACCCTTGATACTTTTCAAAACATTGAATCAGGTGCTGGAGGATCAGGAGTCATAAATCAAATTGGTAATCTTCCATCTATAGCTACAGGAGATTCTACTTTAAATACTTCATCTCTTGATTTATTTCAAGATAATAGTGGTTCATTTGCTTCTCCATTCCCTACAAGTATAGAATTTTTAACAATTTCAGGAAGCATAACTGATATTAGCTCTGGTAAACCAATACCCGGAGCAAAAGTTAGAAATATATTTTTAAAAAAAACAACAACAGATAAAAAAGGTCAATTTGTAATCCAACATCCAGTTGTCCCTAAAATATTAACTGAATTAGATATTTTATCTCTTCAAGATCTTTCATTAATAATTGTACCAAAAGATTTAAAAGAAGATGAAATTGGTAGTGATGGTAAAAAAACAGGTAAAGTTATAACTACTAAATACTCACCAACAACCTATGTTCCATACACAGCTAATGGAGAATTAAAGTCATCTGTAGGATTAATTGGAGTAAAAAGACTTAATCTTGATCTAAGTAAAGAAATAGCTGATTACCTAAAATTTCCAGATAATATAGTTCAGGAGTATAATGAGTCATATGCTACTTATGATTATTCTATCCAAAAAGAAACTAATAAGATAATAGTAAAACTAAAAGGAATAATTATTCCTCTACTATTAACTTTAATAGCTATATATGGTATTAGTGAAGTTAAAAAATTAATTCAAGATTTAAAAGATAATAAAAATGATGCTGAGAAAAGATTAAAAGAGATAATAACTTGTCCTCCTAAAAAAGAACTAGATATTATAATAGCAAAAAAAAATAAACTTGTTAATGGAATTAATCAAACTTATAAAGGAATTGAACAAGTTGTAAATGGGTTAGAAATAGCTGATACTATTCTAGATGGAATTAATATCTCATATCAACTTTTAAAATTCACACCTACCCCTACAGCGGTTTTAGGAGTAGGTATCCCTATTTTTGTAGTTAATCTTGTACAAGATGCTAAACAATTTTTAGCTAATAATTTAGGAAAAATTAGACATATAAATAAAACAACTCTAAATATCTTAAGATTATTAGAAACTGTTCTTGGAGAAGTTTTAGATTTACTTAAAATCTTAGATATAACAACTCAACTTTGTTATCCTAATGAGGATATTAAATCAGATATAAATGAAGAATTAAGAGCTCTTTCCAATCAAGAGTCAAATAATCAATCTCCAATAGTTGTAAATGTTAATGGATTCACAATGGGTATTGAGATTGAAAAATCATCTAATTCCTTAAAACGTAAAAGAGCTAAAGCTACAAATAAACAAGGAGTTATAATGTTAAGAGGAGAATACTCATTTAGTTCAATAGATCAAATATTAATAGATGAATTAGTATTCTATATACAACAAAATAATTTAAAAGCAGATTAACCAAATATTTATAATAGATGAAAACAACACAATTAAAAAATCTAATCAAAGAAGCAGTAAGAGAAGCAATTCAAGATGAATTAAAAGATATTTTATTAGAAGCAATTAAAGCTCCTAAAACAATAGTTAATGAGTCTACTATCCCTCAAGTTAATATTAGTAATAAATCAACATCTCCTAATGTTAATGTAAAAGCTAAATATGGTAATATAATGGGAGCTTTAGAAGAGACTAAAATGTCTTTTACATCTCAAGATGCTGTTCCTATGAATACTGTAGGTGCCGATCCTGTAAATGGTTCTTTACCTAATGGCTCAGTTAGTTTAGATCAAATTGGAAATTTACTTAGTAGTACATAATGGCCTTTAATCCACAACAAATATCACCTATTGATTTTAATAAATCTGCTGCTGTTGGAGTTGATCTTCCCTTTAATGGTACTGCTGTTTTTAAATCAAATTTCCAAACTAAGGATGCTATAAAGAATAATTTAATTAATTTTTTCTTAACTAGCCCAGGAGATAGATTTTTAAATCCAACATTTGGTGGAGGGTTAAGAGATTTTATATTTGAACAAATATCTAATGATAATACAACTTTTTTACAACAAGATATTACAAATAAAATTCAACAATTTTTTCCTAATATTACCATTACTTCATTAAATATTCTTGAAAATGCTGATTTTAATTCTATTAATATTGAATTAAATTATGAAGTTGCTAATACTAACATAACAGATATAATAAATATAGAATTCTAACATGGCTACTCCTAATCGTGACATAAAATATTTAAATAGAGATTTTAGTGATTTTAGAGCTAGACTTATTGAGTTTAGCCAAACTTATTTTCCTAACACCTATAATGACTTTTCCCCAACATCCCCAGGAATGTTATTTATGGAACAGTCAGCTTATGTTGGAGATGTCTTAAGTTTTTATTTAGATAATCAACTACAAGAAAATTTTATTCAATATGCTAGACAAAGAAATAATATATTTGAATTAGCTTACATGTTTGGGTATAAACCTAAAACAACAGGTGCAGCTCAAGTTAATATAGACTTTTACCAACAATTACCAGCTAAGACTGTTGGTGATATTCAAGTACCTGATTATGATTACACTGTAACTATACCCGGAGATACTACCATAGGATCCTCAGTATATGGAAATAATACTTTTATAATTCAAGATAAAGTTGATTTTTCTATTTCATCCTCACAAGATCCTACAGAAATATCTGTGTATCAAATATCTAATGATAACCAACCACAATATTTTCTTTTAAAAAAAACAAGAAATGCTATTTCATCAACTGTAAACACTCAAACATTTGATTTCACAAACCCAGAACAGTTTGCTACTATAGATATCTCTTCTCCTAATATTATTAAAGTATTAGACATAATAGATGATAACGAAAATAGATATGGCGAAGTAGATCATTTAGGACAAGAAATGATTTATGAAAAAATTAGCAATACTAATGTTAATGATCCTAATAATATCCAAGATGCTGGAGATACTCCTTATTTATTAAATTTAAAAAAAGTTCAAAGAAGATTTGCTACAAGATTTATAGATCTACAAACTCTTCAAATTCAATTTGGAGCTGGAATCTCTACAGATAGTGATGAAAATATAGTTCCAAATACTAATAATATAGGAATAGGTTTACCTTTTAGTCAAGATAAATTAACAACAGCCTATTCTCCTACCAATTTTTTACATACAAGTACTTATGGAATCTCTCCTTCAAATACTACTTTAACTGTAAGATATCTTACAGGAGGTGGAGTTAACTCTAATGTCCCTGCTAATTCTTTAACAACATTAGATACATCTAATATAACATTTAATAAATTTGGTTTAGATGGAACAACAGCTAATTATATATTCACTTCAATAACAGCCAATAATCTATTTGCTGCTGAAGGAGGAAGAGATGGAGATACATTAGAAGAAATAAGACAAAATACTTTATCCCTAATTTCTTCCCAACAAAGATCAGTAACAGCTGAAGATTATCTAATCAGAGCTCTAAGCATGCCTCCAGAGTTTGGGGCTATATCTAAAGCATATGTAGAAAAACCTAAATTAACAGATAACCAAGTTTCAACTATTGAAACTTTAAATCTATTTTGTTTAGGATTAAATTCTTCAAATAATTTTTCTACTCCTTCTAATACTTTAAAAAAGAATCTAAGAACATATTTATCACAATATAGAATTATAGGTGATAATATTGAAATTAGAGATGCATTTATTATTAACATAGAAGTTAACTTTGAAATTATAGTTTTACCTGAATTTAATAATAGTGAAGTACTTATAGCATGTATAGAACAATTAAAAGTTTATTTTAATAAAGATAAATGGCAAATAAATCAACCTATAATGCTAAGAGATTTATATATTCTTTTAGATAAAATTAAAGGAGTACAATCAGTTAAAAATATCTTTATAATAAATAAAGCAGGAACCTCATCAGGATATTCTCAATATTCTTATGATATTGAAGGTGCTACTCAAAATCAAGTAATATACCCATCACTAGATCCAAGTATATTTGAAGTTAAATATCTTAATCAAGACATTAAAGGAAAAGTTGTTCCATTATAATATTTATAAACATGGCTATATATAAAATCTTTCCAACTCAAGACTCTACTCTATACTCCCTAACCCCAAATGCTAATTTTGGGATGGATGCTATCCTTGAAGCAAGTAATATTATAGGGATAGATGGAACACCTGATGTTGCTAGATTTCTTACTCAATTCGATACTGATGAAATAGTAGATGTTATTAATAACAAAATAGTTACTGGAAGTACTACTATATGGGATGTTAATTTTAGAACCTTTATAGCTGAAGCTTCAGGAATAAGTAATACTCAAACTTTAGAAATCTACCCAGCAGGTCAATCTTGGAATAATGGAACTGGGGAATTTGGAGATAGTCCTGAAACAACAGATGGTTGTACTTGGGTTGATAGATCCTCTAAAGATATAGATGCTTGGGTTATGACAGGTACATTTGATGGTAAGAGAATTACAGGTTCATTTGACTCAACCTTCTCAGTTTCAGGTGGTGGAAATTGGATTCATGAAACCGGAAATGCTAATACTTATAAAGTAACTCAATCATTTGCCTTAAGAAGTAATAAAGATTTAAATATTGGAGTTAAAACTATTGTTGATAATTGGTATGATAGAGCCTTTGCATCTGTAGATGAAGGATTTGGTAATTATGGATTTTTAGCTAAATTATCTCAAAGTGCTGAATTTTTTACAACCTCTTCTCAACAACCTATATTTAAATATTATAGTGTTGATACTAATACTATATATCCTCCTCAATTAGAATTTAAATGGGTAGATTTTACTACTGTATTAACAGGATCTCTTACATCAAGTATAGTTACTGACTCTAACATCAAAATGTCTTTAGATGAAAACCCAGGTGTATTTAATATTAATTCTATTAATAGATTTAGACTTAATGTTAGTCCTATGTATCCTCCTAGAACATTCCAAACTAGTTCTTATTTTTTAGGTAAAAATTTCTTACCAACAGCTTCATTTTATGCTTTAAAAGATTTAGATACTGATGAATATGTAATTGATTTTGATACTCAATATACTAAAATTAGTGCTGACTCAACAAGTAATTATTTTGATATCTATATGGATGGATTAGAGCCTGAACGATATTATAAACTACTAATTAAAACGAGTATAAACGGCTCAACTAGAATTTATGACGATAATTATTACTTTAAAATAATTAATGGATAATGGCTGAAAATATTAAATTAAATAAAACAGTTTTTGATAAATCTCAATATTCTAAAACAATTGATAATTCCTTTAATGAACTAGGTGTAAATCTTATCTCAGATGAAT